TGGACATTTGAAATTGAAAGAGCTGAAATTGATGTCACTACAATCGGTGGTGATCCTGGTCAGTACGTTCCATTTAGAAAGTACATTGCTGGATTTGGTGATGGTTCAGGTAGTGCAACTGCTTACATGACAAATGAAGATGCTTCTCTTTCTAACCGCATGATTGAAGATGTTCTTCAGCGTCAACAAGTGGGTGCAGCGTTTAAGCTTTATACAGACCGTGTATATAGTGGTGGAACTGTAAGTGACACTCTTAGTCGTTTTATTAGTTTTGATGCGACATTAACTTCTGCTTCTTTAGGTGTTACTCCTGATGATGCACAAGCAGTAACAGTCAACTTCCGTCCTGCTGGAGTTCCTACTTTCGATTTTAGTCGTTCATAATAGTAACGGAATCGGAATGTTCCACTAACCCTGCTTCCCGCAGGGTTTTTTATTGACTATTGAGCTATAGTAATGGCACATAAAACATTGTTATGGCATCTAGCTCAAAACCGTCAAGGACATCTATGCGAGCAATAGACCGTTTAAAAAAAGCAGCAAACTTAGAAGCATCGAGGAAAGAAATAGAATTATCCGATGGCACGTTATTTGAAATGTGGGTGTCTCCTTTGACAATGGCAGAAAGAGAAAGAGCACAAAAAGGGGCAAAAGGAGATGATGCTAATGAATTTGCATTACGTCTATTAATGACAAAAGCTCAGGATGAAAATGGGCAGCGTTTATTTGCTCTAGGCGAAATAGATGTACTAAAGAATGAAGTGAGAGATGCAGATTTACAAAAACTAATGCTTGCGGTTATTAGTGATGATGAAGAGCCTATTGACCCAAAATCCTAAGTGCAGAGCTTCGTAAAGATAACTTGTTGATGCTTCAATTTGGCATCGCTAAAGAGTTAGGGAAGTCTCTTGCAGAAGTCAGACAAATGACGCTAGAAGAAATACTTGGGTGGAGTTCTTATTTTCAAGTTTTAAACGAAGACCAGCAGAAAGAAATAGATAGAGCGAAGAGACTCCGCTAGACTGTTGCGTAGTGCGTGGCTTAAACCATCGTGGCCTATACAGCCGATATAAATATTGCTGTAAAAGGCACTAAGCAGTTAGATCTTCTTACTAAAAGACTAGAAGCTAGTGCAAATCAGATTGATAAGACTCATGCCAAATTAGTTAAGTGGGCAGAGGTAACAAAATCTAATGTTGTTCCTTCTTTAAATAATTTAAATAAGGCTTTAACTGAGGCTGCGTATAATTTTAATGAAAGTGTATTAGGTACTAGAGCTGCTACAAACGCAGCTAGAAACTTAGTAGCAGCAGAGAAAGCAGTAAACAAGGAACTAGAGCAAAGATCAAGACTACTAAACAGTATTAGAGGAGTAAACCCCTCTCAATACAGTCAACCAGCAGGGCCAAGACTTTTAGCAGGACAAACTTCTTCTATTGCTAAAGACGGTACAGGTACTTTGGTAGGACAAAGAGTAAATGTAGAACAGAGGATAAAGACGATACTGGGAGAACAAGATTCCTTACAGAAATCTTTATTAGAATTAGAGAGAAAAGCTACAAGTGAATTAGCAAAAAAGGCAGAGTTAAGAGCTAAAAACAAACAACAATTTCAATCAGAGGTACAAGCTTTAGCTGCTCAAGCAAATGCTGAAAAAGCAGCTAGGCAAGCAGAGGTAGAAGCAACTAAAAATATTGTGGCAGAAGAAATAAAAAGAAGAGAAGCAGGAAAATTATCTGGTATTCAGAGAAGACAGAATATGGAAATGGCTAATCAAGAACTTTTGACAGAAATAAAGCTTACTAAGTTAGCTGAAAGAAGAGCTAGAGGACAAAAGTTTAAAGGGGCTGTGGGCAGTGGACTTATTGGTGGTGCATTTCCTCTTTTATTTGGACAAGGTTTAGGTGCTTCTGTTGGTGGTGCAGCAGGTGGTTTTGGCGGTGGAATGATGGGGGGTCAATTTGGTTTTGCTCTTTCTTTGGTAGGTACAAGTGTAGGTTCTGTTGTAGATAGGTTTGTTAAAAGTATCTCTGAACTAGGGCAAGCCTTTAGTTCCGTTAAGCCAAATATCACAGCTTTAGTATCGGCTCTGGGAGAAACAGACACAGCTTATGGACAACACATATCTATTCTTGAACAAGTAAAAGGTAAAGAAGCCGCTTTTGAAGCTGTAAGAGAAAGAATGATTAGCCTTGTTGGATCTAAAGGTGTAAAAGCTTTGTCTGAATTTGGGAATCAGACAACGAAACTTGCTAGTGAATTTGCTAAAGCAATGACGCAAATGAAATCTGCTTTTGCTAATTTTATTAACAGTACAGGTATTGGAAGAGGTATTACAGGGCAATTAGAAAGAGCAAATTTAATTAGACAAGCAAAAGTTTCTACTGATCCAAGATTGACAGACGCACAAGCTGAATTTGAAAAATTTAATAAAGGAAGAATATTTGGAGGAGATCCAGCTAAAGCTATGGATGCTTTAAATAAAATGGTTGAAATTCAAAAAGAGATTAATAAGGGTAATGATCCTTTATTAACAGCAGGTAAGGCAAAATTAATGGAGCTAGAAGAAGAAACTAAATTTATGAATGAAAAAATACGATTAGGAGAAAAACAAGCGACTATTGAGAAGAAGATAAACGATATTTTAAAAGAAAATCCTAAGTTGAAGGAAGATGAAGTTCGAGTTGCCGTAACTGCATTAGCTAAAGCAGAAGAGTCTTTTGAAGCAGCAGAGAAGACAAGAGAAATGTATGAAAATATAAAACAAACAATTGCTACAGGGTTAGCTAATGCAATTCAAGGATTAATAGACGGTACTAAATCATTGGGTGAATCATTAGCGAGTATAGCTAAACAAATAGCAAGCATGATGCTTCAAAAAGCAATAATGAGTGCTTTTTCGTTTGGATCTGGGGGAGTAGCTTCAGGTGGAACTGGTGCGATGGTTGCCGCAGATAATTTGAAATATGGAAATACTTTTCCAGCAGGGTCATTCTCTACTGGTGGAATGGTTACAAGACCAACTGTAGGACTTGTAGGAGAGGCAGGAGAAGACGAATACATTATTCCTGCATCAAAGATGGCTTCAAGTATGCAACGCTATTCAGCAGGTGCTAGAGGTGAAGCTGTAATTCCTGGTACTGGTTCGTCTTATGCAGGAGGAGGTGCAGGAGGATCTACTACTGTTAATTACTCTGGGCCAATATTGAACTTCAATTCTGAAGAGTTTGTTCCTAAGTCTGCTGTAGGACAAATCATTGCAACTGCTACATCTCAAGGTGCTAGAGCTGGAGAAAATAAAACTTTATCTACACTAAGGAATAGTAGAAGTGCTAGATCGAGGTTAGGAATGTAATGACTGTTGTTGCCTTAACTGCTTTTGTTACCGTCAAACAAAAAGATGGAACAGTAGAACATCAATTTCAAAATGGAAAACATACTGCTGTTAATGGACATGCTTACTTGTCTTTTATTTATCAAGGAGCAGCAATGAATAGATCAGGAGATAATTTAGAAGCCTCAATCATCCTTGCTAATAATCCTTTGAGCATGTCTTATGTAAAAGATTTTGTAGAGCAAAAATATTACATACAAGTTGAAACTTTTTTAATGACTGCTGATTTTAATAAAGATACTGCTGCAAAGAATGGAGGAAGATTAACTGGTGAATATTGGTTAGCGGCTGGCATGAGATACGATCCAGAATCAATTGAATTGTTATTAAGTTCTGCTATTGATGCTGTTGGTGCAAATGCTCCGCAGCAAACTTTGACCAAGAAAAGGTGTGCTCATCTTCCTTTAACAGGTCAATTACAAAATCTTTGAAGCCTTACGAATTAATAGGACTTGAATATCGTTTAGGTTCTGATCCTATTAAGCATGGAACGGGAGATTGTTTATCTTTATGTAAAACTGTTCTAAAATATTATGGAATAGCATCTCCTGAACCAAAGCGTGATTGGTATCGAAGATTAAAAAGAAAAGACTATAGTATCTTTTTTGAAGAATTAAATCGGTGGGGAGTTGAATCACCCCCTAAACTAGGAACAATTGCCCTATGCAAATCAGATGATGGTTATGGCATGGCAGCTTATTACGAGGAAGGATGGCTGAGTT